CGTATATAATACTTTTGAAGGGACCACTATGAAACAACTTGCAATAGACGCACTGCGTTACAAATATGAGGCACAGAAAAAAAGTGCAAAATATATTCTCACAAATTACTTCCAAAATCCAGCAGCTATTGGGGAGCATCCTGACCTTCTTGAAGAAATGGACAAAGCTATTGGAAGTTGGGAAGAAGCTAACAGTAGGCTCCAAGCTTTGGATGACATCACAGATGAAAGGTATCCGTCCCTTTTTGATTAGGCGACTAGGCTGGGTTTTACTCTCAATGGGTAAGCCCTTTACTTGTGTGGGCAACTGGTTTTGGAAAAAGCATCGTGCAGTTTTAAAAAGCACTCCAAAATATTTAGGTAAGAAGTGATACGTCATCAGTTTTTAAAACCCATGTACTTAAGGAAGACCCAGTTTTTTCTCGTGTACAGAGCAGAAGACTTAAAGCTTATACGCACATTACCCGGCGGGGTCAAGCAGTACAAAATAAAAGAGAAGAAGAGTAAGATAAATGGCTAGTAGTTATCTTGTATTAATAAACAATGTTCTTCGGGACATGAACGAAGTTGAACTTACAAGTTCTACGTTTGCTTCTTCTCGTGGTGTTCAAACAACTGTAAAGGACTACATTAATCGCTCTATATCCGACATACTAAACTCCGAACTAAACTGGCCCTTTACTCACGCTGAAGGGTCAATTGACGTTATTGCGGGTAAGTCTCTGTACAGCTACGAGTCTATATCGTCTACTCTAAAGTACGTAGACTATGACAACATGATCTTGCAGCCTAAAAATTACATAACTAACGGTACGTATGAAGTTGCAGGTTCTGCCAGTATAACAGGGTGGACCACAGTGAGTGGCACCCCTGCAGCAAGTTCTAAATTTGGTAACACTCTTCTTCTTACCAGTGCAGAAGCAACGCAACAAGTAGACGATTTGATTGTAGGCAGGTCTTATACAGTATTAACTCAAACGAGCGGGGCAACGCTTACTTTAGAAATTGGAACAAGTTCAGGTGGGTCACAAACAAAGTCTTCTACACTAACAATCAGTAGCGGAAACGAGATACTTCTTACGGAGACAGTATTTACAGCTACCGCAACCAGTCACTTTGTTAGTTTTACAGAAGCAGCGGGAGCAGCAGCATTTGTAAAGTTAGTTGAGTTAAGTGAGTCTGCAACTTCTATACCCTTAAAATACTTGTCTTACGAAGAGTACAGTGAAAGATTTAGAGAAAGAGATTCAAGACCTGATGTTGATAAGTTTGGTGACCCAGAGTATGTTTACACAACATACAATAACGAAATAGGTTTGACACCTATACCTGACACCAGCAATCGTAGTTTGAAGTTTGACTTCTACGTCGCATCATCTGCGTTGTCAGCGGCAACAGACACATCCATTATACCAGAACGTTTTGAGCCAGTTATCAATGCTCGTTCAAAATACTACACCTACATGTTCCGTTCTGACACCCAGACTGCCCAGTTTGCTTTGAAAGAATACGAGGATGGCCTGAAGCGTATGCGAGTCGAGTTGCTAAATAGAAAAAACTATATGAGAGCAGTTTAACATGCCAGATTTAGAACTGCAGGGGGTTAGCCCCCTTTCTTTCAACTGCGAGGGCGGCTTGATATTAAACAGGTCTACCTTCATTATGCAGCCGGGACAAGCTCTTGAATTAGAGAACTTTGAGCCTGATGTTGGTGGCGGTTACAAAAGAATATTAGGCTTTCGCCTCTTCGTAAATCAGCTTGTACCTGAAACAAACTCGTCTAGTGAAGCTGTCTTAATGTCTACGCAGTTCAACAACTTTGTACTAGCTGCACGAGGCGAAAAGATATTTAGTTCTGCATCTAGTGAATTATCACAGGACATTGCTTCAACTACAGCTATGACAGGGGCTGGAATATTAAACCTCGACAGCACTAACGGGTTTAGCTCTAGCGGCACTGTCCAGATAAACTCTGAAATATTTACCTACACAGGTAAGACTGCGTTGACTCTGACAGGTGTAACAAGAGCAACAAGCAGCACTACCGCTGCAGCACACGTAGTCGATGACGTTGTTTCTGAAACTTGGACTGTGAGAGACACCGGAAGAACAAACGCAGCCCGTTATAACTTTGAAAGGTACAACTTTGATGGTACCGATAAAATTATAGTTGTTGACCAAGTTAACGCTCCTACGATATTTAATTCTTCTCTTAGCGCAACAGACGTTTCTCCTAGCAGCACAGGAACTGGAGCATCTGGAAATTTGTTGGTAGCAATAGCTTCTGGTACTGGAATGACAGGCTCTGGCACCATAACTCTTGTTAGCACAACTAACCTTAATAGTTCAGGATCAATAATAATAGGCTCAGAAACTTTTACGTACACTGGAAAAACAGCCACCACACTTACAGGAGTTACAAGAGCAACAGATAGTAGTGTAGCAGCAGACCACGCAGTGGGAGCATTTGTACTGGATTTGTTTCCACCGCCTGTATTGGGTTCTAAATTTGTAGCTGCATTTAAAGAACACCTGTTTTTTGCAGGAATGTCTGCTAACAAGCAGGAACTTGTTTTTAGTGTCCCCTTTGAAGAGACCAATTTTTCTGCCGCTTCAGGTGCAGGAAGTATTAAAGTTGACGATGAAATAACTGGTCTAAAAGTATTTAGAAATGACTTGTTTATTTTTTGTGAAAATAGAATATTTAAATTGTCAGGTTCTTCCCAAGCAGATTTTTCTATTACTGCTGTAACGAGAAATATTGGCTGTATAAACGGGTTTACAATTTTAGAATTTGCTGGTGATTTGGTGTTCTTAGGGCCAGATGGCTTGCGTACTGTTGCTGGTACAACCCGCATTGGTGACGTTGAGTTGGGTACCATAAGCACAAACGTTCAGCAGTTGTTTAGAGATAACCTGACTAACGCGGAAGCGTTTGTTTCTCTAGTCATACCCGATAAAACCCAGTACCGTATTTTCTTTTCAAAAGAGGGACAGGCACAGACATCTTCACTAGGGGCTATCTGTGTTATGAAGGGACAGGCATTTGAGTTCTCAACCATGAAGGGTATTCGTCCTGCTTGTGCGGATACGATAGTCGAGGCAGGAGATGTAATAGCTATACATGGTGGCTTCGACGGTTTTGTATACAGACAGGAACGAAGCAATACATTTGATGGTACCTTAATCAACGCTAGGTACAGAAGTCCTGACTTGAGCATGGGCGACCCCGGAGTTCGCAAACACATGCAGCGAGTTAATATAAACTATGCACCGGAGTCAACCATCGACGCAGACTTGTTTGTAAGGTACGACTACGAATCAAACAACTCTACTCGACCAGCCGCATATCCACTAGATAGTACAAATGTTGCAGGTATATATGGTAGTTCGACTTATGGAAACGCAGTGTATGGTGGACCGTCACAGCCTATTGTTCGTAAAGCAGTAGAGGGTTCAGGATTTGCTGTAGCATTACGAGTAGAAGATGGGGCAACAGCTACTGCCCCTTACACCCTAAAAGGGTTTCAATTAGAATTTCAGGTGGGAGCAAGAAGGTAAATGGGCGCAACCTATACACGACAGTCCACGTATGCTGACGGCGATACAATTTCCGCTGCAGATACCAACGACGAGTTTGACCAACTACTTGCGGCATTTGCTGCAAGCACGGGCCACACACACGATGGCACTGCTGCAGAGGGGGGACCAATCTCTACTCTGGCAAGTAACAGCATCACTCTTGGAACAGGTGCAGACACTGACATTGCAGTTACCTTCGACGGTAGCACCAGTGACGGCGTTCTCACATGGATGGAAGATGAGGATTACTTTCAATTCTCTGACGACATACTCATGTCCACCACAGAAAAGATACAGTTTCGTGACACGGCAATTTACATTAACTCAAGCACAGATGGACAGCTTGATCTGGTTGCTGATTCTGAAATACAAATTGCTGCCACCACTATTGATATAAACGGTAACGTAGACATCTCTGGCACACTTACTATTGGTAGTGCTGGTATTTCTGAGACTGAACTAGAAATACTTGATGGTGCATCAGTTACCACAACAGAATTAAATATCCTTGACGGCGATACAACTGCCAGTTCTACTACCGTAGCTGATGCAGACCGTGTTGTATTCAATGATGCTGGAACTATGAAACAGGTAGCGGTCACAGACTTAGCTGCCTATTTTGATGACGAAATTACGGCAATGCCAAACCTCGTCACCACTGCTGCCACTACTGTTGGCGCACTTAACTCTGGCTCTATTACATCTGGCTTTGGCACGATTGATACAGGCTCGTCTACTATTACTACAACTGGTTTGATTACAGGTGGATCACTTGATATTGATGACGTTTTAATCAATGGTTCAACTATTGGTCACACAGATGACACAGACCTAATGACTCTTTCTAACGGTGTATTAACCGTAGCTGGAGAGGTTGATGCGGTAAGTCTTGATGTATCGGGTGATGCAGATATTGATGGCACACTTGAAGCTGACGCAATTACAATTGCTGGTGTTACACTAGCTGAAACAATCTCTGATACTGTTGGGGCTATGGTTAGTTCTAATACAGAGACAGGTGTTGCTGTGTCCTATGATGACAGTGATAACACTCTTGACTTTGTATTAGGCACAGCGCAGACAACGATTGAATCTGTAAAAAATACTAGCCTTGTAATCGGTAGGGATGACGACAACCTTATTAAGTTTAGCACAGACAATCAAATTATCTTTGAGGTATCTGGTGGTGACAATGTAATTTTCAAGGCAAGTGGTGAGATTGAAGCAAGTAGCCTTGATATTAGTGGTGATGCCGACATTGATGGTACACTTGAAGCTGATGCAATCACTGTAAATGGCACAGCACTAAATACTGTTATTGCTGGTGTGACCGTTACTGACGCAACCAATTCTGCCCACGTTTTAGTAACAGACAACGAAAGCACCAACGAAGAAAACCTTATTACTTTTGTAGAGGGTGCTACTTCTAGCACAGGTAATGTTGGCCTAGAGATGGACGGTAATCTTACTTACAATCCAAGTACAGGCACTATAACATCAACTATATTTAAGGGTAACATAGACGCAGTAGATGGAGACTTTGACGGTACTCTGGAAGCTGATGCAATCACGCTAGATG